GTCAGAAAGTCCAACGGTCCTGCCGCTATAATTCCCGTCTATCGTCATTGTGCCCGCCGCTTTAACGTCCAACGCAACTAAACCGCCCTTAACGGCAACCTCTTTTATAGAGTCAACCGCCTTAGAATAAGCGTTAAAAATCGCCTCTCCTAAAGATTTAACTATCGTGTCTTTTTTTGGCTCTTCTTTAAGCGCCGCAAATTTCGACTCTAATTCTACAATTGTATTTTTTAATTCGGTGTCGTCAAATGGCGTCGCCTCGGTTGACTTACTTACTAACTCTTTAACCGCCTCTATGTCGGTTTTGATTTGTGCTAAGTCGTCGCTCTTAACGAAACCCGCCGTTTTTTCGGTAATTGATTTTTCAATTTTTTCAATTACTTCTTGTGGTGTCATGTTTTCCATGTTTTCCAAAAAATTTAAAATTTATTATATACTTCTATCCAATTAAACGCCTTTTGCTCTTGTTGGTTATTGTTGTTTGAATGTCTATTAGACGGGTCAAACTCGGCCGAATGTTTATTAAACGGGTCGGCTTTTGCAATACTTAACAATTGCGCATTTAAATATTTTAATTTCATTTCTAACGAATATTGGCGCTCATCGGACCCTTGACCGCTAATAATTGCTTTGGTCATTACTTCAATTTGCTCGCCTAACTTCTGAATAAATGGTAATTTGTTCTCACTTTTTGCTACTTCAATAACGTTTGTAAATTCATTTGCCCCAAATGTTACGGCGCTACCTTCCCAAAGAGCAACTTCCTTTACGTTAAAATGACCTGGGCCCTCGTTTTCGGGTGCGGGCACAAACTCCAATTGGTCCTTAATATATCTAAACCCTATTGAATGTTCGCGTATAATGCCGTCTTTGTAATCGTTGAGCGCGTCGGCGCCGTCTTCGCTATTACCCAATTGGGCCACGGCTAAAAGTCCGTTTTCGTCTTCGCTTAATTCTAAAAATTTGCCTATTGGTTTTTCCCAATCATGGTAACGTAAATAGGCTATTTTTCTATTGCTCGCGCTATTTGGGCCGCGTTCCTTAATTGATCTTTTAAACGCCCCTGGTAAAATAATGTCATTATCTGAATCTAAGATATTGAAACGCGCTAAGTACATTGACACCTTGCGGCTATTCTCGTCAAAGTCTTTTATTTCAATGTTTTGCGCCTTGACCGCATACCTATTAATTTCTTTTTGCATAATCAAATTATTATAACTTAGACAAAAATAGTTAAATTTGTACAAATTGAAACAATAAAAACATGAATAACGGCAATAACTTAAATTTTTGGTCTTCTTTTTTTGGACTAACTGATAACCAATTAGGGAGATTTTCTAACCAAAACGTGCCCCAATACTCGCGTGTTTGGGGTCAAAAGACGGCCGTTTGGGTTGACACCCGCGACGCGTTTAACCTTTATTTAACTATTCCCGAATTAAGAGCCGTAATTAATAAACGGGCCTCAATGCAAAGTTTAAATAAGCCCGTTTTAATGCGTAATGACGACGAAATAATAACTGATCATTGGTTAAATACATTAATAAATAAGCCCAACCCAACGCAAAGTTGGGCCGACGTTGTTTTTTCTTTGTCAGTTAACGACGCTTTATTTTCTAACGCGTTTGCATACTCGCCGAAACGGTCTTTTGGTCAACGAAATTTATTTTTACCGTTGCCGTCCGACAAAATGAAAATTGAGTTATCGGGTAAAAAATTAAACCAAATGGAAAAAAACGGTTTAATAGACGGCTTCAAATTTTGTTACGATACGGACGTCGAAGAGAATTTAACCTTTGACGAAATTGTTTATTTTACAACCCCCGACGGTTTAAATATTGTTAACCCGTCTTCACGCCTGGACTCTTTACAATACCCGTTAAGTAATATAAAGGCTAGTTACCACAAAAGAAATGTTTTACTTGAAAATATCGGCGCTATTGGTATATTGTCGGCTCAAAATTCAGACATTGGCGGCGTAATTCCTATGACACCCGAAGAGAAGACAAAAATACAACGTGACTGGTATAGTAGGCAAAAAGATGAGTTAATTTTAACTGAAGCTAACGTAAGTTGGCAACCTATGAGTTTTCCAACTAAGGAGTTAATGTTATTTGAGGAGTTAACTGAAGATAAAATAGCAATTATTGACGCTTACGGGCTCAATTATTATATATTTAGCCAATCCAAAGGGTCCACGTTCTCTAACGTTCGCGACGGTATGCGCATGGCATATAATGACACAATTATACCCGAAACCCAACAACTCTATAACTCCATAATTGAGCAATTCGGACTAGACAAAGAGGGTTATAGGTTGATCGCTGATTTTTCACATATACCCGTTTTACAAGCCGACGAAAATTTAAAGGCCGACGCTATGGTAAAACGTGCCGACGCTCTTAATAAAATAATTGCGGCGGGCGTTGTATTAACTGAAGACGAACAACGTAATATATTAGGCGTTTAAATTAATTGGCGGCTCTTCGCGCTCATCTTCTTTGCGTTCTATTTCTTTAATGAGTCGGACCCATGCCACAATAAAAACGGCCGCAAAGATCAATATTATTATTAACGCTATTTTCATAAATCTTTAAATATTTCTTTTAATACTTCGTTAACGTTTAATTGGGCTTCGGCCCATTTCAATTGGTCAATAGTTATATTTTTATGTACTTCGATTTTAAAGCGTTCTAAAGACTCTTTAACGTCTTCGGTGGGGTGTAACAGTAGTTCGCACATTTGAAGTGACGCGTACACGTTTAAAACGTCCACGGCGTCAATTTCTATTATTATTTTGTCTTCGCTCATTGTTTACAAATTACGTAAATAATATTTAAGAAATAATAACGCGCTCGTTGGGCTTACTGTGTGTACTTCGTGCGCGGCGGCGCCTATATTATCACGGCCATAATAAACCGCTATATTATATTCTATACGGCCGCCCGTTGGCTCAAATGTTATTGTAAACATTCGGCCTTTATATTTTATTTCAAAAGTTGCGCAAATTAAGGCCATTTTTTCTATATATTAGATTTAAAAGAGTCGCGCAATTTAATTAATTGATCTATTGAACGGTCCAACGTTTTAATAGTTTTTAATAACTCAATTTCTTTTGTTATCTCAATTGGCCGCGTTGCTTCGGCTATTCGTTCAAACATATCCCCCGTGTCGTAAATATCGTTTGGGTCGGTTTCTTGGTTAAATATCTTTTTGCTCATTTTTTTTGTTTTTAATGGTTAAAGTTTTTGCCTTTTGCGCGGTCGGCTTCGATCGCCTGGCCTATCCAAAGACTTTCTTTAAATGGCGCCTCAACTTTTGCGCCCGTGTTCATTACTAAAATATTAATTCTCATTAATTTTTCGTCGCTCAACTCTTTTAACGCCTCTACGTTTTCAGCCTTTAAATAGTCGGCCAATATTTGCGCCTTATTTGAGTTTTGCGCCGCCTGGTGGCGTGTGCCTCTGATTAGTGAATCTCTGAATTGGTCCATTTGTTTAAGTTTTAAAGGGGCGACCGTAGCCGCCCCGTTGGTTTATTAAAATTTTATATCGAAAGTTCCTTTGTTAATTTCAGCAATAAAATAATTTAATTGCTCTCTTTTCATGTCGTTACTTCCAAACTCTTCGCCGTTATAACGTAAACCAAACGATGTTTTCGTATTGTGCCCGCCGCATAAATCAATTACTTTTCGATAAACTTGAAATTCTAATTTTCTACCGTTAATAGTCGTGTTGAACGATTTTGTAATTGTTGTTGTGTTTCCGAATCCCCCGTTGTTCTCAATTGTTGTTGTTAAATTTTTCATCTTTTTTGTTTTTGTTTGTTTGTTTGACATAACAAATATACATTATTAATTTAACTAAACAAGTAATTAGATAAAAAAAAGTAAAAATAATTGATTTTTTTTCGTTTTAAGCACGAAATATTTAAAAATTCGTCCTAAACATTGACTGTATAAACATACTTAAACCCGCCAAACAGTCGGGCGCGTCGTCGTTTTTGTTCTTACCCTCTTTGCTAAATGAATAAACGTTAGCCATAAATTGCGCATATTGTGGGCCCTGGCGCTCAACGAAAACAAAAGAGTTATTAATAAACGCGCTTTGCATTATAATACGGGTCATTTTGTTAACCGTGTTGTTTACTTGTAAAATTTGGGTCTTTGTGGCCCGTTGTAAGATACGCGAAAACATGGCGCCCATGCTATTTGACTCAACACGGCAATAACTAACTTTGTATTTTGTTAGCATTTCGGCGGCCAAAGGTATTGTTATATCGGTGTTATCCTGGGTAAATATACAGTCAACTAAATAAACTTTATCTTTAATTATGCCACCAACCGCGACGGCCGTATAGTCTTTGCCCTGGTCCGCAACGTCAATATAGCCAATATAGCCCTCTATTAAGCCCTCTAAGCGTTTAAAATCGCTTTCGTTTATAATCGTAAGGTTAGCCAATAAACGGCCCTCTAAATCAATTGGCGTTTGTTGGTATTCAGCTAACCAAATTTCTTTTGCCGTCTTTTTTCGTTTGTCTAAATATTCGGCGGTCGTCATTACGGCCTCACAAAAACTTTGATCTTTATCATTAAGAGCCGCTACCTTAATATATTTATCATAACTTTCACTCTCTATTGTGGACCCTATAACGTCGCCTTTGGTCCAACGCGTCCCAATATCAACACGGGCACAACCGCTTTCCAATCTACTATCATGGGTCGCCTCTTTCCATTGTTTAATGCGGTCGTTAACGGTGTCGCTTAACGCGTCTTCAATGCCTCTATATAAATCGTCCGTCACGGCTACTTTAGACGCGCCAAAACCTATAATTGTGCCGCCCACGCCCGCGCCAAAGTAACTAACCATTTTGGCCGTGTCAGTATTCCAACCGTTTAAGTTGCTTTTATCGTCGCTTAACCTGGTATAAAAAACCTCTTTGAATTTATCACTTCTAAAAATTGCCCTTACGTCGTAACTAAATTTTTGGTATAGTGTCGCCGTACACGTGTTTCTCATTACGGACTCGGTGGGGTTGCGGCCTAAACACCAGGCGCAAAATAATGAAGTAACGTAAGATTTGCCCGCCCGTGGTGGCATTGACACGCCCAACGATTTTATTTTACCCTCTTCAATGTCTTGTAAGGCGTCGGCAATCTCTTTAAGAAAAACGCGCTTTGCAAAAAATTGGGCGTCATAAAATAGGCAAAAGTCCCAAAATGAGCGCCGCGCCAACTCTAATTTGCATTGGTATTGAATCGCCTCTTTAGTCGTCATTTTTTAACGCCTCGCGTAACTCTTCGTCGGTAAATTCTGAAAGGTCGGGCACTTTGTCGGTATTGGTTATTTCTAAGGACTCTTTAGGCTTCCCAAAAATATGCTCGCTAACGAATAATTGGCCACGGCTTGACCCCTTCCATAACAAAACGATCAACTCTTTTTTGGCTTCGTCTTCGTCTTCTTTGCCCGTTATTTGCTTAACGGCGGCAACGAAAATTTGGTTTAGGCTCTCTTCGTCGCGCTTTGTTTTGCGCCCCGCGTTTGGCCTGGCCCCGCCGTGTGGTTTTTTGTTTTCCATAACTTGAAAAAAGTTTTGATTATTCAACTAATAAAAAAAAGCTAAAAAACGCTTTGAATTATCAATTTTATTATGTAAACGGTTAAAAAAGCGCCGACTCTATAAAGTGACGGCACAAAAAGCGCCATTGACTTAAATTTTTCTTGTATTGTTTGCCCTGGCTTATGTGGTAAGAATACCAATATAACGCGGTCCAACGTAAATAAAATAAATAGTAACGGCAAAAGAACGGCCCCGCCAATTGCTTTTAGTCCGTAAATAAATTTCTCTTTTTTAGTTTTGTTTATTGCTTCGCTCATTTCGTTTTATATTGTAGCGGGGCCGCGTGCGTTGTTTTGGCATCATCAATTTGCGCGGCCCCTACTAACAAATGAATAACAAATATATTCAATAAATTTTAATCGTGCGCGGCTTTATTTGAGCAATTGCCTTTATGAACTATTGCGCCATGTTTGTTTTGTAAGTATTGGCACCCGTCAAAATGAATAACTTTTAGGCTTTTGTTGTCTATTGGCTCTTTGTTGTTTTGGTCCGTGTTACTGCATGACGTTGAAATGAATATAAAAATTATAATTGTCTTTGCTCTCATTGGTCCGCTTTTTATTTGGTGGCGTCTTCGTAGCTTAGAACTATTAGCGGTTGCCTGGTCCAAACGTTTATTGGCTCGCTTTGGTGGCCAATAGTTACGCCCTTGGTTATGTGTACGGCTTTGGTAAAATAAAGGGGTTTTAATAACTCGTTTTCAATAGGTTTGCCGCTTCTTAGGTGGTGGCAAATGCTATTATACTCTTCTTTGCTTGTTACCTTAACGCATTGGTTGGCGCTAAAATTTAAATTTTTCATTTGTTAGTCGTATTTATTTATAAAATATTTCATCAGTAAAAACCATGTATAGGCGCAAAGCGACCCCGCGCCCGCATAATTGATTAAATCGTTATCCAGGTAAAAGAGCAACGCGCCAACCCAAAGGCCCACGCATTGGGGGCAATTAATAAACTTATCTAAGATCAAAACGCCTTTTAGTTTGTCGCGTAAGGGCTTGAATATGTAAGATAAGTTTATTATTGCCGTTATTCCAATAGTTGCCAAAACCGTCAACAACCGCCCGTGCATCGGTTAACAGTAGGCAAAAACCATTTTTTACGCTTCATAACATTTATTTTTAATTTAATCAAAGATAAATAATTCTTTTTTATTCGGTTTACTCTCTATTGTTTAGGGGTTTTACTATTTAGCCGCTTTTTTATTGTTTATAACCTGGCCTATACGACTCAATGAGGTGTCCGTTAGTCCACGTTCGCCCCGCATAAATAAAAGTAATTGCGCGGGGTGTATTTTCGCCTCTTTAGCTAACCCCGAAATGGACCGCATTTTATCGGCGTCAATATATGCCTTAATTAATTTTTGTGCCTCTTTGCGTAAATTCGCTAAATCGTTATTTGTCATTTCTTTAGGTTTTTAAGTTTTTAAAATGGTAAGTCGTCGGCGTCCTCTTCAAATTGTGTGGGGTCCGCTTTTGTTTTTAAATCGTTTGCGCTCTTTGGCGCGTTTTCGTCGCTTCTAACGTCTTCATTTGCTATTTTGATACTCCACGCCTCTAAAGTATTAAAGTACATTATAGCGCCGTCTTTGTTGGTCCAATCGCGGCCCCTAACGTTTACGTTAACGTCAACAACCTGGCCCAACGCGTAATTATCTAATAACTCGCAATTTTGTTGAA